TATTAAGCCTTAAACGTCAGGAGTGAAACTGCGACCCTGTAATACATATTGCCACTAGGAGTTCCACTTAACGTAAATCCTAGTGAGCCGCTTGTTGAGGTGGCTGTAGCCGAGACCGCGTGATTATACGCTGTAATGGGGGTGGCATTTTCTGAGACGAACCCCCCAGTTGATTGCGTGTGAGCTAATGTTACGTTTGTTCCTACGGGGGTTATACTAATCTGGGGGCTTTCTTTACTCATCCCAAATCTACCAGTAAGAACTGCTATCATGCTTGATCCAATAGTTACCCCGCTAAAGGACACAGTGACATTAACCGTCCCAGAGGTGTTGAAGGAACTATCTACAGTAGTGGCTCCAGCCACACCAATCCCCGGCAATCTGGCTACATCCAGTGTACCAGCGGTGATCTTATCGGCACTCAAGCTCCCAATCTTTGCGTCGGTTACTGCTAAGGCTTCTATTTTTGCAGAGGTTACTGCCAAGTCTTCTATTTTTGCAGATGTAATTGCAGCGTTTGCAATTTTAGCGTTAGTCACGACAGCATCGTTAATCTGCGCTGAGTTTGTAATGATACCAGAAGTAGACAGCAAACCACCTGTGATCGTGTTAGCAGTGATCTTGTCACCAGTGATTACACCGCCTTGGATTGCCGCACCGTAAATACTATTTGCGGCGATAGCGTTGGCTCCAACAGCATTTGCACTAATTTTCCCAGCAACGATGGCATCATCGGCTATCTGTGCTGTGTCGATTACACCATTGGGTATTTGAGACTGAGCTATGCTGCCCTGCAAGTCACCAAAGCTCTCAGCACCTCCGACAACTTGCTCCCAAGCGGAGCCTGTCCACTGATACAACTTCCCGTCAGTGCGGTTAAACACCTTTTGACCCGTAAAGTCACCAGATGCAGGTAGAGATGTAACATCCTCAATGGCATATAAACCTTGGTCGGTGAACAAACTGTAGACACCATTAGCGAAGTCATCGTCATCAATAAAGGTGGTTGTCGCTGATACACCAGTAGTAAACGCAGAAGCGTTGCCACTGTAATCCACCGACTTCAAGAAGTAGTATCTAGTTTCTTGTATGCCCAAGTCTGAGCGAACAAACTCGCTACCACCAGATATACCAACCTTTGTCGCGCCAGATGATGAGTTGGAAGTGTTCTCCCAAACCTCAACAAAGTTAAGATCAGCGTCAGCAGGATTGGTCCAACGGACAGTGATGTACCTGAAGCCACCATCAGCAGTAATTGCTGTGGGTAGACCCGGCGCAGTTACATCCCCACCACCAGTAAACTGAACAGTAGAATAAGCTCCAGTTGACCCAGAGGCGGTTACAGCCCTCACACGGAATATATACTCAACACCATCAACCAGAGGCGAAATCTCAATAGCTGACTCAACGGTTGTTGTACTGGAATATGTACTATCCGCCAGTGCCTTCCATTCAACCTCGTAGTAGGCAGAAAAAGCATTTGACACATCGTCCCAGTTTAAGATGGCTGAGTTAATGAAAGTGCCATCACCTTGAGTGCGACCGCCACCGGAGGCAGTCAGATTGGTTATTGCAAGCCCAGCGCCAGCATCAGGTAGGTTACTATTGTTTCCAATAATGCTTTGTTCTTCAGCGTTCCAATCAAATGCAGCAGAGGAGGTCTCCCGAAGACCAAGGGTAACTCTAAGATCACCTGCGTCTTGGTCAGCCTTAAAGCCCCAGTTGACGACCTCAAACTCTTTCTCATCCCATCCGTAACGATCAAGTGTTAAGCTAACTGTGTCTCCAATCTGAAGATCAAAAGCACTCATGCCAAACTCAGCACTAAAGGACATTTGCTCCCTAGCACGGAACAGAGTTTGTTTAGCAATACGCTGCGCTGTAGCTGAACCTGTGGTAAGCGGAAGGTCTAGCTGTAGTGGGTTGTCGTATTCATTATCTTCCGTGACGAATGTAGGAGAGGTAATAGCGGGGTAATCAAACTCCGTCCAGTCCCCACCACTATCAGTACCATCATCAACACCACCCCAGATAAATGTACCTTGGACAGAGTTAAAGTTATCCCGGCGAGAAGTCCTTGTGTTAAGGCTGATCTCACTCCGCAGGTCATCAAGGGTCAATGTCTTAACTGACGGACTGTAGACACCAGCTACTAGCTTAAACTGACCAGCACTATAATATAAGTTACCGACACAAGCACCAACCATATCTTGCAAGTTGGTTCTTATGTTAGCACTCGTAGTTATAACACCGTTAATCTCGAATTTATTGGATTCACCTGAACCTGAGCTTGTGTCACAGTCATTAGCAGCAGTGGAAAAATAGGTGTCATCAATGCTTGAGGCAGGGGTGTTTAACCCATACTCATTGACGAGGTAGTCACGGATACATAGAGCAGCATTAGCTGACCAACCCGTAGTAGATGTACGAGGGTCATAGACCTTCTTACCTTTGACTACAGCGGAAAATGAGGGTATGCCACTGGCAAACACATCACGGTTGTATTTCATCCTTACATAAATACACGAGATGCCCTGACCCTTGAAGTTGGAAGGTGTATTAGTCTGACCCTCGTTCTCAAAGGTTGGCCTATCAGTCATGCTTTGAAGGCTGTTGTAAACATTCTGGTTACTAGCGCCCGTGAACTTCTTGATGGTGATCCACTTGTCAGCACCACCTGCACCAGAAACCCAAGGTTCTGAGGTTACTTCGTCGTTACCATCAATAGTAACAACCTTATCATTGATGTAAATGTCACCGATCTCTTCAACCTCATGTCCAGCGAGGGTGATTATCATGTGGAGATACTTGTTGGTGTCGCCAGTAGATTCCATGTAGGTGATAGTGCCACCCTTACGAACCTGACCGTAGACTACATCCCAAGGTGCAGCAGCTTGACGGAAGTTACCTAATAGACCCTGTTGCATCTTAGGTGCAGAGGGCATGAGTGCTCTCATAAGAGCGCCAGCTACAAGTGTGGTAGCGACAAACCCTGTTAGCCAAATAACGGCTAGAGAGGAGGTAGACATACCTAAGCCAGCGATAATAAAATTACCAATAGTAATAGGTTCTCTAGGGGCGTTATCCCAAGAGGTATGTTTAGCTAACACATTAAAAGGAGTTTTCATCTATTCTACCCAAGCCTCTGTTATCTCTGTCACAGGTATATAAACAACACCAGATTTACTTAAGAAAGCAGCTTTGTTACCTATGCAGATACCAAAGGCCTTACCTATAATTGTAGCTGCAATGTTCTTATCAGTAGCTACCAATGCACCTCTTGGAGGTACACCATTGACCCTAGTTAGTTTACTATCCACAGCTTCTTCTATTGTATCAAAGCCAAACTCTTCCTTTAGCTCCTTGACCTTCATATAAAGCCCCGTAGACTTGATGTAGCGTCTGTCCCAGTCATCAGCCCAACCATGCCCGTACATAGCTTTCCAAGCATCGTTAGTAAACATGAAGCAGTCTTTTATGTGATAGTGGAATACTGTGTTCTTCTCTTTGTCTAGGTACTTGTATAACTCTGATAAGTCGGGCATGAACTATCTTTCTTAGGTAGGTTTAACTACTTCTCTTCCCCATGTTATTTCCCTGTCTTGCAATGCAGGGACAAAAGAAAAGAAGTCGTCTGTGGGGTGACGTAGTTTTTGGCTATTGTCGGTATATCTAAAGGGTCTTACCCTCTCAAGCTCAACTAACCTACTCTCAATAGTAAGTGATATTGTAGAGCTTTCACCACTGTCAGTTATGGTCATAACATCCATGAGGCCACCAAAGACTTCTATGGGCGTTTGACCCTCAATACCAAAGAGTATTCTTGCATTACGACCCTGATAAGGTTCCTGTAGTGCTAGGCTAACAAGAGATGCGCTAACGCCACTTAGGACTATATCAGCAGACTTAGCTGACATATCTGCAACCTCTTCTACGTTAGGGATACTCAGTAAGCTACCAGCGCCAACGTAAGTATCACCCCCGATAGTCTTATTGTCGTACCCTGTCCACAGACGTACAGCACCAGAATCAAAGAGTAACTCTACAGCGTAAAATGGTTGTATCTCGCTGTCGGTGATGCCAGATATAGTTTTACTGCTCATAGTGCCTCCATAGCCCCAAAGGTTATACCGTAGGAATTAACGTCATTGATAGACCAAGAGGTCTCATTACTAGATAGCCTGAAAGCACCCTTAGCTTCCGTTAAGTCAGCAGAGGCTCCAGAGACAGTAGAACGTAGGGCAGGGTATATCTCCATAGTCCCGCTTGAGCTAATGTCTTGAACAACCTTATACAGGCGTGTGCTAGTGCCTGAACCTAAGCTAAACCAATCTCCAGCCTTAAGTGAACCGTTGATTGTGGCAGTCACACTACTAGAGCCAGAAGTACCAGTTACAGACAGTGTTGTCGCTGTACCTCTAGGTGAAGTGTTCAGGGGGTCACTTAAGTAGAACGTACCTGATTGACCCCTGAGAGCCAATAGGAAGCCTACCCATGCTTCAGCTAAGTCACCTTTGACTGGCGGCAGTGTAATGTCAGCTTGCCAAGCCTGACCACTATAGACATGAGCTTGTTGCTGGAAGGTAAAGGGAGACCTAGAGATAGCAACAGCATTAACTGCTTTGAAATCAATCTGAGCGATACCTATAGTAGTCGGTAACGACAGTGGGTATGTGATAGCCATTAGAATCTGCTCCCGTAAGAACCACCGCGCCTTTTGGCATCTAGCACAGCAGCCTTAGACTGTTCGGCAATTTGTGGCATCAGTGATTTAATTTCAGTACGCACTGTCTGTTGTACCCCAGTGGAAATATTGATGTTCTGGTTTATGGTGACACCGCCACCGTTACCTTCCACCTGTACACCTAGTTTACCGTTAGCACCACGCTTGAGTGGCAGGATAGCTTCAGGGCCAGCTTCACCCATAAGACCAGTCTTACCTCCGCTCATACCAAAGTATGTTGGGCTACCGACTACACCACCGTCAGCGTAGGCTTGTATTTGTGATCCACCTGAGAAAGCACCCCCATCAGCGAAGAAGCCACCCATGAATGTCTTGGCTGTGTTAACCATCTGCTGAACGACAAGCACTCTGTAGAGTTCTCTTACAATGTCACTAGCCATC